CCATCGTTGATATCGGTAACTGTCGTATCCAGGGTCGCCTTCGCCCCAACCGGAGTTAATCGTGTGCTTATGGGCTGGAATTTGCTTAACCGTCAAGGTTACAGTCTTAGCCCCTCCAGTCTTTCCTGGAGTGCTAAAATCTGAGTCTGATGCATTAACGCCGACTGGTACACGACCAGCGCCCCATGCCTCCCATTTACCACCATAAACCTTGGCGACCTTGTCGGCAGTATCGAGTGTTGTAGACATAATTACCTGTCCGACATGCGACACCATGATTGGTTGCTCTTGGTTATATACGTAACCATCGACGCCAATTCGGAAGATAGGGATGCCTACCGAGACAATAAGGCTGGCGCTAACGCTACCTAACTTATCTGTAACCGTTACTTCTATGTCCCAGCTAGTAGAGTTGTCTAAATCAAGCACCTTATCTGCCACAGAGAACTTGCCATCTTTGACCGTGATAGTTCCTACACTTGTAGAAGTACTCCAGTTTGTAGCAGACGCCTTCTTATACCTAAAAGTAACGGCGCTGATAGCATTCTTTGCGATGCCTCCGACTACGACTTGTGAGTAATCGCCAGACACTTTAAGAGTAGTAGTATTCTCGAAGTTATTAGTGCGAGTTGCATTAGCGTTAATTGTCGGAGCAGAGTATGGTATTACATTGACATTCTTAACTACAGCTTTTGAGTATCCGCGAGAGTCTACAGCACTGACGGATATTGTCTGCGCGCCAGATGGGGCTACTAAGCTATTAAAGCTAGTGCCAGCCTCAGCTGAACCTTGATATGCAATAGTTGCGGATTTGCCGGCGATGCCTGCAAGGTAATTCGCAATAGAGGCGTGCGCAACCGGAGTAGCTTTATTGACTGCCGGAATAAACACTTTAAGATTCGACTTGCCAGAAATAATGTACTGGTTATTACCAGTAATTGCAGTAGTTGTGACATTTGTGTCTTGGAAAGAAAAATCCGAGAACTGTGGTCTGACATCACTCTCTACTGCCTTGGCGTTATAGGCGCAAGTTTTCTCGCCAATGTTTGTCGAGCCGTTGTAGGTAACTACTTTGATAGTATTCGAATATGTCTTCGCATTCGGGATTAAAGCGTAGAGTGCATCAGAAATAGTACTCGTGTCAAAGGTACAGCTATTTGTTACATTCTCGGCGATTAGCCTAGAAGTCGTTCCGTAGTTGAAGTAGACCTTGTGAGTGAATGAGTTTGAAGCACGATTCATGTGAATCGTGATAGTGTCGCCGATATTGAAGTCTGGAGAGTTGTTCGGCCAAGTATTGATAGACGGTTGACTTGCGCGAGGGATTGTATCAAGATTCCACGAGCCGGAGCCGCTATACCAGCTAGACGACGAATGCATCGACAAGCCAGCACTTGCGCTGAAGTTCTTTGAGCCGTCGGCATTGTGGTAAATCCTTGCCGTACCACTAGCCATAACTGTGCCGTTGTACATATTGCCAGACCAGTTGACATTCTGATTGACGCCATTGACCGTGACGGAAATACCGTAGACATGAATGTATTGATTCGAGCTAGCAGTTCCACCGACAAGATTCCAGCCAATGTCGGTATAATTCTCTGCTGTGTTTTGTGAGTTAACCCACCAGTTGAAGGTGGCGTAAGTATTGTAACTACCGCTAATACGGTGGTTAGTCTGAAATGAACCACTTGTTGCCATTATTCATTCTCTCCAATCTGCACAAAGCTCCATCCAGCCATTGGCCCGCTGGCAATAGGAACAATTTTAATAGGAGGCATAGAAATCTGATTTCTCGCCTTAAATTTGCTTGTCTCGGTCACATCGCGGTTTACGGTAAATACTTCTTCCATACTACCGGATACGTCAGAGAAGCCGCGTAATCCTTGTTCATCGAGCTGTACGTAGTCGTTCGTAGTATTTGACCTCACAATAACGCCAGTTGAGTCGACCGCGACGTTCGTGGATAGAATCTCGTCTACCGCTGAGGTCCACGGGATAGTAGCATCGCCGATATTTAGTATCAAATCGGTAATAGCGAAGTAATTAGTATCGGAGTCTGTTTCTATTACGACATCAAAGTAAACATCGTGAGGCGTTACGGCTGTTATATTGAATGTCTCCCAAAGTGCCTCTTTGCCTGCCGGAATGGCAACTGTATAGTCATCAACTGAGTTGCGTAGATGCACCGTAGCTACGCCCGTAGCGCCCTTCTTGGCTCTAAATGATAGGGAGTATGCACTTCCAGTATTGTCTACAGAAACTCTCTGTGTAATAGAGCTAGAGGCGCTTAAATCTATCTGATTCGCCGAAGTCGCACCATAAGATACCGATTCCGGGCTAGATTCGGTCGCTACGTTTCCGGTCTTTTCCCAATTAACTATCTCATCCGCAGTAGCGTTGTAACCCACGGAGTTGCGGATAAGATTACTGCTACCAGTCGTCTGAATTGTAGTGGTGATACTATTAATATTTTGTACGATTTGCGAGAACTCTTGCTTAGTCTCGTTCTCGAGGGTTTCTTGCCTTGATACAATAGACGTAATCTCTTGGTTCTGTTTATCTACCTTAATTTCGGTATTATAGATTGTCTTAGTAACGCCACCGGCAAGCGCGTAGTTGGTAGTGGTCTCAGTCGGCGCTACACCTTTAATGACCTCTTTAAGCGAACCGTCGATGGTGAGCTTAATATCCGTAACAATAACATCCCAACTATTAGTTCCATCGCTAACTGTGATTCGGTCGCCAACTTCGTGCCAGCCATGGCCTTCGGTAGTAGCCTCAAACGGATAGAAATAAAAACCCTTGACGGCGTCAAGAATCGGCTGAGCGAATGTCTCGCGAGCATCGTCCATTATCTCGTTATTCGCTAACCTAACTTCTGTTAGTCCATTAGCCTCAATACTTTCATCGTCACTTGCGACAATATTGTCTTCTTGCGGAGTACGGGAGATGACGACAGAATTTACCTCTCCATATTTTGGTTCGAGTTTAACCTTTTTGAGATTGGCGTAAGTCCACGTTTCGCTAGCTTGGTTGGTCGGTTGAGTGAAGGTTAATGTGCTATTTGCTCCGTGCACCGATGCGAGAGAAGCTGTGGCGCCTGCCACCTCTGCTAGGATATCGCGATAAGTAACATCACTAATATTCGCATATAAATCTTCAGAGATGACATAGTTACCATTGAGTAGCTCGGTCGTATCGTCGTATTCCATACTGCAGTTTGACGCAATGCGACTGGCTAGGGCATTAATCGTGATTGGCGGATTCATGTCGCCTGCTGAGTATGGCTTAAGTGCAGCCATGCCGATGGCGTCGTAGGCCTTGATTGTAGTCATGCCTCTTTCTAAATCGGTAGTTTGCTCAGTCACTTGAAACTGTCCAAGCATGCAGTTTAGCCATGAGCCAGCACTAGATAATACACGTAAATTAATACTTAAGCTCTTATTTAGCAGTGTATAGTTCGTACCAAGCAGGGTAATAGAAGCGGTTTTTGTGGAGACGCCAAAAAAGTAGCCAGACGACTGTATCTCGGTTTTGACTAAAGAGTCTTCGGACGAATAAGTATCTCCGTCAGCAATAAATATGTCAGCGCCAATAACTTTAACCGGAGCCTTCATTGCGTTCTTGAAGTTGTCTATAACTTGAATAGCCATTATTACCTCTTTGACACTGGTACTAGGCTTGCGTTAAAGCCCTTGAATAGCCCCCTTGAACGGTCTAGGATTTCGACGGAGTAGTCACTGGCGTAGTATTGCGCAGTGATGTTATTTCTCGTCTTCGGGTCGTAGTAGGTGACGGAAAAGTATGGTTTGTCTAGCTTCTCGATAATCTGATTGACTTCCGCCTCCGTTAGGGCGTCTCTAAATACGAGTTCAATCTTCGGAAAGATACCAATTAAAGACGCGCGCACATCGCCGTTCATGTTACGGTCTGCGTCTTTCCAAAGTTTGTTATATCCGACCTTATACTCTTTGAGACCTGGTAGAGCTAAGCCGTCTATTGTAATTAGGCTTCCTGAAGTAATACTCATAGTTAAGCCTTCCTCAGGCTGTTAACTGGTACCGCACAACGCACTGTATTGCCTTTCTTAAGAACTGCCCAGTTGCCGTTTGTAGACGCCCATACGCTCTGTCCGTCATTAATGATGCGGAGATTCAGATAGACTCCCGAGCGGTCTTGCGTTGCGGTCGTGGTGACTCTGTCGCCAATTTTAACTTTTGCCGAGGTGATAGCGCCGCCCGATAGCTTTTGGTTGACTAACTGCTGGATTCTATTCGCGTCATATCCTGCGTTATTTAATCTAGATACGCGGTCTGAACCGTTTCCCCAAAGCCCTTTAATGACTTCATTCGCAATCTCATCGTCGGATTTCTTATTAGAGGTTGTCGGTGGAGTAACGTTCGGAGCTTTAATCTCGAACCAACGATATTGCGACAGATTGATTTGGCGCACCCCATAGTTGCCAGCTGAGCCGTAGTTGTACTCTGAGATAGTTCTGTCACCTTCAAACCATACAACATGGCCGTATCGGCCAGTGGTTAGGACGCCGATATATAGACCGCCGTTTTTTGGTCCAGCAACTTCTTTAAAGCCCCAAGACGGTAGCCGGTAAATCCAATTCTTGGCGTTCATGTCGCCAGTACGTTTTGGCCATGCGTCAGTCGCCTCTTTAATCTTCCATGCGCAATAAGAGACGCACTCACGGTTGTAACAGGTTGACGGGTCAATCTTGGTATCTTTAGCCGCAGAGCGATATGGTTCAGGATAGGTATTTACCCACACCGCTCCTTTCCCGGCGTCCAGCTCGATGCCGTGGTCGCTATTATTTACGACTTCATCTATAATCTCTTTGTCCGATTTGTCTGTTACGGTATCAGCATAGGTAATGAGGTTGCCACTTTCGTCGACCTTTGTTTCGACGATTGTATCGCCAGCAGTAGCGGCACTGCGAATCTGCGCAATCTGTTTATCGTTCAAGCCAAAGACAACCAATGCTTCGCTGATGGCGTAGCCGATGGCGCTAATATCTGCGATAAAAAGCCCTACGAGGAGATTATGAATCGAGATATATTCAAGCCCTTGTACTTCGACGCCGGATAGGTTTACGATTTTGAGAAAGCCTAAAATGAGCGCAACTAGCGCTCCGGTGGATAGTGTGATAGCAATCGGCCTGATGGAGCCAGATAAGAACTTCTCCCAATCAAATCTAAGCTCTTCTATGGCTATCTTTTTATTCTTGAGATATCCAAAGATACCACGGAGTGCCATAGCTCCAAAGAAGACACCGACGGCGCTTATAGTTAATAGAATGTCACTCATAACTCCTCCTCTTTTATTTGAGCTTTAGCGATAGCGTCCTCTACGGAGTCGTACCACTTGTTATATTCGTTAACACGCTTGGTAACTTCGCCATTCCCACCCACCTTGTGGTAAGCCTTATATTCGTTTTGGATATTGTCATAATTCATAGGAAGCTTGCGGAAAAGCTCCCAGTTAAACTCATCTTCCATGCACATTTGGAGTATTGTTTGTTTAGCAGCGGCTCTACGACTTTGTCTACTCGCAGATATAGCCGTAATAATTGTGGCTATGCTAGGGATTCCAGCGGTAATTAGAGCAACTATGATTGATTCTGTCATTCTTATATCTTGTTTGAAAATTGGAGGCGTTGTCTCCGCGTCTGTTGGTATAATGTGCAATAAAAAAGCACCGAGAGATAATCTCGATGCGTAATTGACTACTAATATTATACCATAAAAATAATCGCCACATTGGCGAGTATGAATTGTGATGTACTGAGAGTCGCCAACAGCACATCTATAGATAAATTATAGCTTATGTTTATAGATTATTCAATAGAGGAGCCACTTCTGTACCTCTAAGCTACAGAATCACGTTTTTTGTAGAATATCGGCATAAAACGAACAAAATGTAGCAGATAGGGCGAAATAACAGAGGTGGGGTGTGTAGAGAAAAACACAAAAAAGTTGAGAAAAAGGTTGTATTATCTGACACGGTTTGATATAATATAAACATAGCAAGAGGGGAACATTAAAAATCTGGCGGAGAAAGGAGAAAGGATGGAGATAGAAAAAATCGAAATCAGAGTAGTCATTAAAAAAGCTACCCCTTCAAAGCAATCGAAAAAGTAGCTTAATAATAATTATACAATAACTTAAAGGAAAGGTAAATCCCTCTTGCTAAAGTCCGCCAGTAGAAAGGAAAAAACATGGATACTATAGCTGTTCCCCTCGAAGAATATAAACAACTTAAAGAAAAAGCTGAGGCTTACGATAAGATTTCGCAGGGTAATTCGGCAAAAGGTAAAGCGTCTGCTTCTAAATTAACTCCAGAAGAGCGTTCGGAGCGCGCTAAAAAAGCAGTAGAAGCTCGCATTGCTAAGTACGGCCAAGCAAAAAGAAAATAAGGCAATTTCGGCCTAATCTACCAAATACCTATATTTCTGTTACAATAAAATTGTCTACATCTTACATTTCAGGGCCAGCTTTTGGCTTTTCATCAAATCGCATAACCAGCCATGTGCGCAATATCGGTTTGATGCTGAATTGTAAGGTGTAGACAGCCTAAGCACATGGCTGATTTTGTGCAAAAAGAAAGGATACATAAATGGCGGAGAAAAAGGAAACAGTTAAGAAACCGATATATAAAAAATGGTGGTTTTGGGTCATTGCTTATGTGTTAATAATATCTTGCATCGTCGTACTTATTCTTGCAGTTCCGCAAAAAAAGGAAAAGGAGTATGTCTCCCCGGAGGAATTATCATCCAACATAGAAAAGCAACGACAGGATGCGATTCAGCAACAGAAAGAATCGACCATAAAGATAGTGGAGGCGACTAAAGAAGCAGTTATTGCTTATAAGGATTTACACGGTGATTATCCGGCTAAGTTGAATGATATTGATGGATGGGATAATAACTGGGATGTAGTTGAGTATTATTACAATGGCATTGATATTCCTACAATTTACTACTATTCTGATGGCGAGAAAGTCGGCGAGCCAGTAGAATAATCAAGATACGAAAAACACCCATTTGTTAAGGGTGTTTTTTCTATGTTAGACGTTGATTGCGTTGCGATTCGCTAAGAAGCTATTGGTATTAATCCCGTCTATTATTCTGTCAATGAGCGTGTCTTCTCCGATATTAACCACAACATGTGTCTGAGAGTTCGCTTCTATCACATCGGATAGACTGGTCTGGAGATTCCCGCTAAAGTCCGATAGTTCTTTCGTAGCCTCTAGGCCTAATGGCTTAATTTGGTCTTCGAACGATGTATTTGCAGCGAGTGCGACTTTTTCTGCGGCACTCTCTACTTCTGGTATCATACTACTAATCCCGATAGCTACACCTTCACTAAAGAAGCCGCCGCTTTCTTGCATGACTCTCGAAGGCGAATGAATCCTAAGCGCAGCGTCGAATCCTTTCTTGCCTTGGAGACCCTGCTGGTATCCAGCATTGTAGACTGCACCATTCTTTGAATTGATGCCACTAGTTATGCCGTTGCCAAAGTTTTGACCGCTTTGAGCGCCATTATTCTTCATCATGGTCTGGAGTGTGCGCAGGGTCGAATCCATTTTGTCAGCCTGCGTTTTGACGCTATTTGGCATGGCTCCCCAGACTTTGTCCCATTCTTTGTAAGACTTAGCCATATCATCGGCGACGCCTTTTACTAGCCACCCCATTTCCTCTTTAGTTCTTTTTACGACCTCACCATTCTCCAGAGTAAATGATTGGCTCTTGTTTGAGTACATACGGAGCGTATCGGCCAATTGATACCAGTTGCCTTTTACAGCCTGCTGTTCTACTTGTTTTGCCATCATAGCGCGGATTTCCATGTTTTCCGCATCGGTCAGGGCTTCGGTCTTCTTTTTAACGTTGTTTAGGCACTCGGCGCGTCTATTTTCCGCCTCCTGAACTCGACTTTCGGCATCTTTAACCTTAGACACGGCATCTACGAGCTTTAGGTGAGCGTCATCCAACTCGCCGACTTTACCTATATTTGCCTCATAGAATTGAGTTGCTTCTTCAGTGGTCATATTAAGCTCTTTGGCCACAGCGTCAAGATTTGAAACTGCGGTTCGCCTTGACACCTCTGCGCTTGTTAAGCTACTATTTGCGTTATTTAGATTGTCGGTTGCGGCCTTTAGTGCTTCCATCGACTCTTTTTGGTAGTTAATACCGTCGGTGCGTCGTTTCTCGATATATTCAGCCAACTGTGCTGTAGTCATGTAGTCTTTAGCTGCCTGGTCATTTAGCATTAGCTGAAGTTTTACGGCTTCATAGGCTACACGCAAGCTTACTACTATACCCGTGAGTGCCAGAATCACCGGCCCAGCAGCCGCAATTGCAGAACCGAATGATGCTAACCCAGCGCCAGCCCCTGCGACTGCGCTAGTTACTCCAGTGGTGCTAGCTGCAGTGTTCATAAGTGCCGTACTCAGGCTACCACTTGCAGCCATAAATCCTTGAAATATAGGAATTGATGACGATATGCCGGTGATAAGAGCGTTGATTTTAATACCGGCCATGGCTAGCCCGATAGCGGTTAGGCCTGCAGCAAGCAAATCGCAGACTGGAGCATTTTCACCTATCCATCTTAGCGCGTCTCCTATAGCATTCAATGTTGTTACGATAATGCTACCGGTAAACTGAGCAATCGGCACTACGAAGAAATCTATGAACGGCTGTAGGTATCCCCAAACCGACGATATTACTCCGCCTAAGAAGTTTATTGCGCCACCAACAGCATTGAGAAAAGCTGGGAATAGCTCATTGCCAGTCCAGCTTACGAACGGTTTAAGGTATTTGTTCCAAACATCGTTCGCAATCTTGCCGATTGGCTCTAGGAATTTCTTAACATCATCAGCGAAGCGTTTGATGGATTTGCCGATTTTATCGAAGTCGAACACCTTGCTAAGACTATCCATCAACTTCTTGGCAACCTCCTGCACCTTGTCGACGGATTTATCGAAGGCGCTAGTGTCGAACTTGAAGTCTCCGAAGTTATAGTCGTCTAAGTTGGCGCCGCCGCCACCTCCGCCACCACCGCCTGAGCCACTGGCATCTTGCTCTCGCAAGACATTCATTTCATCAAACCCAGCGAGCTGCTTCGCTAGCTTCTTGGCTGCGCCGGTAGTGCCATTTATACCTTTTGTTGCGTCGTTGGCCGACGACCCGATATTGGCTACGGAATCAGAAGCGCTATTAGCTGATGATGATGTCTTGCCGAATTGGATTGCAGATTGTCCGAATAACCCACGTAGGGCATTAATCGCAGTTAGAACTACTTTGACGAATCCTGCGACATAATTAGCGGCAGTTCCTACAGCTGACGCGACTGCATTGAAGAATCCAGCAATATTGGTCTGGCCGATTACGTCCATTACGGTAGCTAAACCGCGCGTAATTGCTGTCTTCAGGTTGGTGATTGATGTTGCTACTCCGCCGGTAGCACCACGAGTCTGCTCTTCGAATGACTTAAAGCCAGGAATACCTTCCTTGTTAAGCTGCGAAATTGTGGCCATGAAGTTATTCATAGACACGGAACCGTCGCGCAAGGCGTCACCGAGCGCTGATGATGAGGCATAGCCCATCGCGGTTGCTACCTGATTGAGTTGGGCAGGCATTGCCATCATCATGGTGCGCCACTCCATCATGTCGGGCTTACCCTTAGCGTAGGCTTGGCTGAGCTGTTCTATTGCTGAGGACTGAATCTCGGCTCCAGCTCCACCAGCGAGTATGGCATTATTAAGCGCTAAAAACATCTCGGTAGAAGCTTCAATGTTATTATTGGCGCTCGTAAATCGCTGAACCGCCAGAGCGGCAGAGTCTAATTTGGTTGGTAGCCCTTGGAGTTTCTCCGATAGGTGGGTAATCGAGTTATTTGACTTGTCTGTGCCTATCCCGAGGTTGCTCATTACGCGCGGGAAGTTATTTAGTGAATCTAGACGCGTAATAGCTCCATCCATGGCAGACGAGAGTGTTGCAAAAGCCTTTGATGTGACATTGGCGATGCTATGGCCAATAGCACTCCCTAGCGATATGGCCGATATGGAAGTGCCTTTGAATGCCTTGTTTACACCCGAGGATAGGCTACTGAGTTGTTTGGTGGCACTCTTGACGCCAGCCCCTACACCAGAAGCATCTACTAAGATTGCAACTTCAATATCGTCGATTTGTGCCATTGTTAGCCTTTCTTGTATTTCATTCGCGCGATTGTCACACGGTCGTCGTCTGTAGACGATACTAGCTTCTTTGCTGCTCCGGAGTCTGATAGGAGTGGTTTGTTCGGATAGCGTTTTGGCTCGTTGAAAGCGACTGAGATGTATTTTCCGAGTATGTGATTCATGACGTCAATGCGCTTACAGTCGCGCTCTATTGCCTGATTATACCCATCAATGCAGTCTTGGAATTCTCCCCACGTCATATCCCAGTATTCGGTCGGGTGGATACCAATACTGAAAGCTACTTTTTGTCCTGCTTTCCAGATTTTTCTGAAGCTTTTTTGCTCGTCATTCCCATTTCTTGAGCCATCGCTTCTAGGTCTATCTTCTCCCCTAAAAAACCGGCTTCGTCAATATTCTTGAAGATATTTAGAACCACATTGTTCATGCCAGTCTTAAAATCAGCGGAGAATTCATCGGTTGTAGCGCCGCCACACTCATATAAGAACAGGAGGTCTGTTACGCCGAAATGGCCAGTCGAAAGCTTAGAAATGGAAGTAAAGAATTCTAAATTATTTGTCCTTTCAGCATTACTAATAGTAATAGCTCTATAATCTAGGTTCTTCATAAAATAATTCCTTGTTTAATTTTATAGAAGAGCGCGTTTAGCCTCCGCGCCCAAGAGGAATGGAAAATATTAAGCCCCGCCTTCAGCGTAGACTGGGTCGCCAGTCAAACGAATTGTGAAGGTAACGGAAAGCAAACCATCTGGAGTAGCTTCACCGAAGTTAAGAGCTGAGATGTAACCATTGTAGGTAAGCGTGCCTTTTTCGTCTGGATAGGTTTCGACCCATTCACGGACTGTACCGTCGCCGTAGAGCTGACGTAGCTTTGCGACCTGGCCGTCGAACATGTTATTGACGGACACTTCGACGCTTCCAGGGTCTTTTGCACCTTGAATGAACTCCTTGGAGCGGTTTGGAGAATCGAGCGTAGTAACATCGATTTCTTCTGCTTCGGAAGCCTGCTCGCCAATGCTAGTGATGTGAGCAATTATGAGGTCCTCTTCCTCTGGTGCAACTTTTGAGAGCTTAAGGCTAGTAGCCATTGCTTGAGTTCCTGCCATGTTTTTTCTCCTTTTATCAGCGAAGCCCAATAAAGCTTGCGTTGATATGGTATAAAGCGCCCTCTGGTGATGGAACATCGAGAGCATTGTTGAGTCGATAATTTATCTCACGCATCTTAGCCTCGACTTTAGCTAAGAGCTCTGAAGCTTTCGTGCTTGATTCTGTCCAGATATCTATCGTGCAGGTTATTTCCTGTGATGCGATATCATTCTCGAGGTAATAATCAGGCGTATTGCCGTCAATCCTGTAAGTGATAGCTGGAACTTCATTAAAGATGTTTTGCGAACTCTGAGAGACGCTAACGCCCTTAATTTCGCATAGCTTCGAGTAGATTTCTGGCTTTGGATTATACATTTTTAATACCTCGATTGGTTGCATCTTGGATTATCTTTTGAACGATGGGTTTGTTATCGTGGAGGGATTTGCCGAGAAACGGCTGAGCGGCTTGACCTGGCCAGTCCTTTCTATAGGAGAGTGGGATGTCTGTCTCGTACGGATACCCACCACGAGACCCAGTTCCAAACTCTACATATGGTGCATACTCTACGCTCGTGCCGACGCTAGCTTTTATACTATCGCCGTCAGTCTTTGCTGGCTGTACGTGGATTGAATTACGCAATAATGAAGTATCGACTGGGCAATTTCGTTTAGCGCCCGATTCAACCACTGCTGCTGCCTTATTTACGCCATTGACGACCTCTTTAAGACATTCTGCGGGGACGGATTGAACCTTCTTTAGCGCACTAGAAAGCCCGTTGATTTGAACTTTTATTGCCATTTCTTGCCAACTACCGTGAGATGCGAATCCGACGGAATAACGCTTGTTGCTTGGTAGACATTTACGCCGTATTTGAATAAGTCATTTACGACAATCTCTGTAGCTACGTCGCAAGTTATACAGATATCTATCGAATCGACTAACCCTAGCTCAGTTTGGACCTCGCCAAGACTATTGAATCTCACATTACCTTTGAAAGAACCAGTTACGGTCTGTGCATTGCGTATAATGCCACCTTCTTCGTCTCTTTGCGTCTCTGTGCTAATAATCTCAATCGTTTTGTCGTAAAAGACATTAGCGATTGCATTCTTAGCCTCATCAGGCCACAACATTGACTCTCCTATACGGAGCGAGAAGCTTAGTAAATCCAGTAAATAGCTCGTTATCGTCAGCCGACGATAGATAGTTCTTTACCTCATTTGAGAAGCTAATCGTTTGACCGTTGTCGCTCAGTGAGCTGATTGCTGAGTCTGTAGAAGTGGACGCCTTTGCGTTGAGCGTTTGGTTAAAGATGCGCGAGACGATGCGAGCAACGATGCGCTCGACGGCATTCGGCAAATCTTCACGATTAAGGTAGAGAAGTACTCGGTCGGCTACCTCGTCGATAGAGAAGTCTAATATATCAGCATTCTCTGTGGCGGTAGCGGCGTCACTAATCTTCTTAATATACTCCGTGATTTCTGCTTTCTGTTCGTCTGTCATCTTTAACTCGCTATTTCTTAGCTCTTGGCTCAGCTTTTTCGCTCTCTTCAGCTTCAGGAGCTTGTTCTTTTGGCCCAGCTTTCTTCTTGGCTTTAGTTGGGTCTTCAACCTCTTCGTAGACTTCCGGATAACGACTCATCTCATCGATTACGCTTTCGTTTTCTACCTCTTCGATAAGGTTGGCTCTGATATTTCTAAAGAATTTTGCCATTTGTTGTTCCTCATTAGTTGTTTCATGTGCCGGTATTATGCCACCGGCGGGGCATTTAATTACTCGCCAGCTGGAGGAGTAGGGAGGGTTGCAAGTTTCTTGACGAGGTCAGGAGTTACAACACCGGTGCCATAGGAGTAGAAGAGCTCAACAGCATGCGCGTTGCTGAGAGGAATCTTCTCATCTTGGTATTCGTTGAACGTTGCTGGTTGACCAGCCGCGCCAAAGATTTGGGCAATAATAGCCGAGGTCTGGCGGGTATTACTGTATACGCGAACACCGTGGAACATGTCGATTTCTTGCTTACCGTAGTCGTTCTCGACCATTACCTTATCGATATGGTTGCGTAGCTTGCCGAAGGCAGCTGGAGTGAGTGTCAATGCGATAATATCGCGGTCAACACCATCAACCCAGTCATTCTTTACGGTTTCGATAGACTGAATCATTGCTTCGACAACGTCTTCGATATCGATTACGTCAGCTGCGAGGGTAACAGCAGTAGCGGCGGATTCGAGGGCGGTGAAATATGCGCCATCAAGGTCTGCGATTGCGCGCATGCTGTGGTTGTTCACGCGACGAGCGATAATATCGCCTACGCCAAAGGTGCGGACATCTTTCTCCTCGATTTCCTCAACGATTTCCTTATCGGTATTGAGGTTGATAGTTACTTTGCCGGAGTTTACTAACTGGTTCCCCTTACTGGCGGTACGAGCAGTGCCGTAAGTAGCGGAAGCGGCGTTCTTGAAGCGGCTAACTTCGACGGAACCAGTTGTCGGGTCGCCGGAATAGTCTTTGTTTTTAAGTTGCTCAGAGAGAGCACCTTTTTGAATAGATTCGATGACTTTACCATAGCTTTCAGCAAGCTTATCTTTGGTTTCGCCTTCTGCATCGGTTACGATGCCAAGAGCATCAGTACGTGCCATGATGTTTCTCCTGTATGTTGAGAAATGTGGTGACTAGAATCCAATTACTCCATTGCCGTGATATCCACGGGCGCTAATAGAGCTCTTCTTGCCATTATCCACTGTAGTTTTGCCATCGCCGAAGTCGGTAGGAGTCTTTCCGGCAAGCTTTGCTTCGACGCCTTTTGCGACGGCATCATTGAAAGCTTTTGCCAGAGCTTTGACATTTTCCGCAGTTTTACTATTATCGATGTCTACTACGAAGTCTACTAACTTTGTGTCGATGTTCTGTTCTGCTAGCATTTCGATAGCGTCTGCACGGTTTTCACGAAGTGTAATACTTCGTTCCTTCTGTGCAAGTTCGTCATCTTTCTGCTTGCGGGCCTCGCTAAGCCTTTCCTCTTCGGTCATTTTAGCTTTGCGTTCGTACTCTGAGATAGCGTCGGCAATAGCTTTTTTATTCGCCTCGTCATTCTTGCTTTGGATTTCGCCAATGCGCTTCTGAATCAGCGAATTGACCTCATCTTGAGTAAAGGTTTTTTGAGTGCTAGTCTTGTTCTCCTCTGTAGCTCCGGCTTGACCATTGTCGGCAGAGTTCTGATTTGTAGCTTCCGCCATAAATCCTCCATTTTACGCCCGTCGGCTTATATTACAACAAAAAACGCACCGCTTGATTGCTCAAACGATGCGTAATTGACTGAGTATATTATAGCATAAAATGAGGATTGTGGAAAAAGTAGTTGTGGAAAACTCGGAGAGGAGTATAATAAAAGTAGTCCAAAGGCATAATATGCCTCGGAGGTATAAGCTAGCGCTGTGGCGGCGCAGATAAGACATATTAAAAATTTGGCTAGTCCCATATCAAAATTCATGGCGCAGGTCTAAACAGCCACTCGGCTGCCAAAGCCGAATAATATGCGCCTGGGCCGTGAATTCTGGTACGGGATTTTTTATTAGAAAATGGGCGTCTTAGATGATGCTAGTTCTTTTAAGATAAACATTCGAAGATAAAAAGGAAAGTATCAGGCGACTAGGACAGGCTTAGCGTGAACTTTAACACGGAGGAAGAATGCCATTCTTGTATAAGAATAAGCCTGAGTACGAATTTAAACAATTCGTCATTGTGCTAAAAGATGGCAAAGCTATATGGCTTAATTGTCCAGATAGAAAAAAGAAGATTCGCGCCAACGAATCTTCGATAAATGATTAGCCCGTCAAGCTAATAGAAACCGTGCAGTTACTAGCGCTACACGGTTTTTTATTCTTATTAAAATTAAAAATAAAAGACCCTATAGCCTAATAAAAAATACATATACTTGTTTAATAATACGCTAACGCTTACTGCTTAAGTTAATTATATTGTATAAAAAATTTATCATTTTGTAAAACATATGCCTATTCAGATAGTGACCCTCTCAGAGCATTAGCGTTTGACTTTCTTACTAAGTTAAATAAGCAAGAAGCTATTTTTGTCATTACTACCTCTGTTAACAGGGGAGAGTTTCAAGCAAAAAGCGTTACGTATTTGGCATTTATCTTGGTGACATTGATTCTATGAGAGATTTGTAATTTGTGCTGGGCGCTGTTTTTTTATTTTTTAATTAATTTTTTATACAACTCTATGGCCTCATCCTCCCAAATATAATCTGGGTTCTCTTTAAGTTTTTGCTCGTACTGCTTTCGATGTTTATTCAAGGACAGCTTATTTGCGCCAGGAGCGTAGTCTGGATATTCATTTTGATAATCGTCGTCCTCCCAGCCACAAAGTGGACATATCTCGTAAGCTCCGGATTCTATGGTGCATTTACCGCAACACTCGCAAAGCTTAGCTCTATCCATAATTTTTCTCCTTGCATTCTTTCCAATAGCTAGGATTAGCCTTATAGTATGTACTTATTATACCATTATCTCTGGCCACGGCAAATTCGTTAGTCTTTGTATCATAAACCATAATGTTTCCACGCTTTTTCTCAATAATCCACTCAACCCCATCACTATTGCGACGATTCAAGAGCCTTTTTGCGTTTAATTCGTAAGCGGACGGGCTTAGTTGGGCAACTTCTTCGCCATGCTCGAGCCAATGGCTATCTAGTAATAATAAGCGACCTTTATATTCTCTATGGTATCGAGAGTCCATTGAGAATCCGACGGCGCGCCACTTCTCGTTGTATGCTGGCTCAGACGTATTGCGTCTAAAAGTATAGAAGTCTAGGCTATGCGGTTTAGTATTAGTGCTCGACAATCTTTTAAACGCTTTCGCATCCCTCCACCAAGCTTTCTGTTTCTCGGTCGCATCTTTGCCATTCTTGCGAATATTTACGAAGGTCTCATAGCTAATCATCTGCTTATCGCCAATAGCACGCCTATACTCGTCATACTCAGTTCTATAGCCCTTAACAAGCATCTTATTAATATCGTAGTCAGAGTTAGCATATTGGAGATTTAACTTCTCGCGCCACTCGTCGTAGGTCATGTTTGAGATAAACTCATTCTTACCAGTAACCGGATTGCGCGCAATACGCTCTTTCGGCTCGAACTCCCTTCCTAAGTATGGGGATGACGTGGTTCGGCAATTAGGGTGAAACGGATGGTAATTTTCACCCACAACAGCCTTTGATACCTTAAATACTTTACCGTCCATATACTGGCAGATAGCGCTCGTGCGGTTATCTAGCACGGCAACGAGTTGGTATTCGTCAATCCCTATTTCTTTGTAGGCCTGAAGCTCCGACTGTCCGTGGAAATAGTTCATCTCAGTGCGAATAAGCCGGTCGGCAGTCCGCTTACTTGCATCTAGCTCCGTTCTCAAAAGCTGAGACATCTTGTCTATTCCCATACCGGTTGCAATGCCAGTTGCTATCACGTTCTGTATTTTATGCGCTCGGGAGCGAGAGTTAGCGTAGAGACTTGAGGCGTAGTTTCCGGCATGCCATTTGGTATTGAATACTTGGTTAAGAGTAGCTTTATCTAGTTGGCCAAACGAAGTTGGGCGACCACCTATGCCTTTCGAAATATCGTAGCCGGCCTTATAGTAATTCTCGTTATAGACATCCTGTAAGGCAGATTTGCCGAGTTTTGCCTCGTCTATGGCGAGTTTCTGCGACTCTATCTCGATTTGCTGATTAAGTAAATCCAGTCTTGTAGTCCGCCCTTTATAGTTATCTGGCAATTCAATTTCAAGGCCGAGCCTCTTCATTTCTTTGCGGAATTTAGTCACATTTTCGCTTGGTGCTATCGAATTAAGCAGTTTTTTGTCCCAGCCTTGACTGCCGTAATATGCGGAATAGATGCGTTTCAATTCTTCAGCTAGCTGCTTCTGCGAGAGCGAGTATAGACGCGCAATTCTTCGACGATACTTTAAGGTTAGCTTTTCGGAGCGTACGAAGCGCTGAGCTGCGCGCTTTTGCCAGTACGCTCTCGTACGCTTCATTGACACAGGCTAGCCCTCCGTGGTTTCAGATATTGCAGTATTGTTGATTGTAGAGTTAGCGTCAGCATAGCCGAGGTCGTCCAATTCTTCAGTCTCTTCCATCGCTTCTTCCTTTGCAATCGCTACAGTCTCTGACGCATCATCTACGAAGCTCAGTTGCGACACAAGAAGCTCATCATCCACCACGCCACGGAGGTTGAGAATCATTTGGCTAGTTTCGTAGTCGTTACTTGGGAGATTGCGCTTAAATACGGCGTCAACCTCTTCAATCGGGACTTCCTTCATGACGCTTTTGCGTACGAGGAAGTTGTTGTAAAGATGGAAGCGCTCCATGAGTGACTTCTCAAAGAATCGCTCCTTATTCTTAACCATTTGCTCGAAGGTAAGTAACTTATATCGCAGAGCAACACCAGATGAATTACCGACAAAGTTCTGGTCGGACATATTCGGCACCATACTAATCTTATGAATATCTTCCTCGATATTCTTGCGCAGGACATCTACGTCGCCTTCGTTAATCTGCTTAGTTAAGTACTCAATCTTGCCATCCTGCGGAATATTGGAAATAGCTCGGCGACTCTTTAGCTCAGCCATTTGTTCCATATCAAAAGCCATGCCGTAGAAGCAGAGAATTGCATCCACAAGTTGTTCGCGGTCATTAACACGGTCAGATTGAATCAGATTGTATGCGTCGATAAGGCTAATAACTGGCTCGAAATCTCCTTGGAGCTCTCCATTATTCTTATACTCAATAAATGGCACTTCGCCAAAGAAGTGTGGCCCGCGAGATACTTCGGTCAGCTCGTCGTCTTTAAGGGTATATTTGATAATTTCGGTAGCAGTTCCGACGATGACCTCATAATGGTCTGGCGAATTAGTATCGAATTCATTACCTTCGAAAACTGGGCGGTAATTTAGGCCAGCAACTTTTCTGTGGACGATTGTGTTGTCGTAGATAGTCAGTGTATTGCGTACGTCTAGCGCAACGGAATTAGGCGCAGCATCCTCATCTGCGTATACATACTCATACTTACGACCGAAAATCGAGCACTCCTTTGCAATCTCTACATCGAGATTCTCCATAGTTTGGCGCTTATATGCATCCAGGATTGGTTTAATATCTATGTCGTCGTTGACTTGGTAATCGACTGGATTGCCTAGAAGATAGCCGGTAGCCACATCGGTAATATATTTAGCATGATTGACCATTAACTTATTATTCATGAGTACGTCGTCTGGCTTGCTACGGTCAAAGATACGGTGCCTTCCGCCATAATACTCGTCGAGCATGTTGTAGCGTTTTTTATTATTCTCACAGAAATCGATTGCGTCCTGAATCAGAGCCGCATTAAGTTCTGCATTCTTATCTACTTGGTACATATATTCCTCCTATGTCCAATGGTTTGAAAATGCGGTGCGACTGGTCGCCCGATTGTACTTATCTATGACCGTCGGTTTAGATATGGCGGTTATAGCCTCATAAATTGCCGCTAGTACATCTACGGAATCATCATGCGCATTACGGCCTTTGCGCTGATAGCTCATTACTTGCCGATAGAACTCCGGCCATCTCTTGTCCCAGTTAATCGGCATAAAGACATGCTTTTGAACCCAAGCTGACGACGACAGTATGCGAGACTCCTTATTTTTAGTCTGTGCGACTGGAGTTATGATTATGCGATTTGTCTTGTATTTCTGCTCTAGAATCGATTGGACGTTACGAGCGAAGCCTCTTCCGCCGTTATTTGATTCTATGCGCGCTTCATTAACGTTGTCATTGTAGAGAAGCTCTGCAACTTTTTGTTCAGTCGTCTCCATTGATTCGTCCGTAAACACTAGGTCGGTTATGTAAGCCTCATTATTGTGCTCAATATAGTTGATAGAGCATAGGAAGTCTGAGCCAGTATCGGCGGTATCTGTATAGTTGTAGACTTTGCCATCTGGGCGTTCATCGTAGGTCATAAACTGTGAATATAGGCGTCCAGCTACATCGATAGGCTTCTGGTTATAGTTAGCTTCTACGATATCCAGATTCATCTCGCGAGTCTTCATGTCGTAATCTGCTCGGCTTAGAACGTCGTCGCACAGCATTGAACCGTCATCCTGGACTGCTTTATAGCTAACATGTTCAACGTCATCACTAAAAGCACTTAATACTCGGCCAGCAAGGTCTCCTTCTGCCCACCTCGTCATGATAATAATCACTTTCCATGGGTTCTCGGTGCGGGATAGGAAGGTATTATTAAACCATTCCCAATGGTCATCTAGAACGTTCTCATTGTAGGCGTCTTCGGCAGACTTAATAAGGTCATCTACGATAAGATACTTAGCGCCAAACCCAGTTGCTGTGCCTTTTGGCGAGGTGGCGAGGTAGTTAATCATGTTGGACCCTTCGAGCGACCACATCTGGGCGCTTGCTTCACCATATTTGACCTTGGCATTTGGGAAGATATCCGAGTATACGATTCCGTCATCTACTTTCTGCGTTTGAATCATATTGCGGACCGATTTAGCAAAGGTCGTAGATAGTGTTTCGTTATAGCTAGCTGTCATTACCTTATTCTGTGTCGATTGGCCAAATAGCCAAGCAGATAGGTGCTGTGCCGTAATAGATTTGCCATGTCTAGGCGGTACGGTAAGGATTAGAAAGTGCTTGTCTGAGTGCTCAATAAAATCTTGCAGTCTATAGCAAATATCGTAGAGATAATCGCGTTCTTCTTTGTAGAATTTGGGAAGTAACAACTTACAGAAGCTCCAAAAGTCTTTTCGTGCTAACAAAATCTCGAGCCGGCGTTGCGACTCAGGTCTTTCTAGTATGGATTGGACTTCTGATACCTTCATTAGCGCTTTCGCTTTAGAATTTTAAGCAAGTCTGCTCTTGTAAGCTCTGACAGTGGGTCATTATCGTTGAGTGTAGTAACTGCGCCTGACAGCTCAGTCTTATTCTCGGCTGGGTCGTAGTTGCCCAGTAGCTTGATAAGCTTGTCTGCTGCTTCAATGCATTTTGAGTGCTCTGGGTCTTTTGCGATGCGGATTAGCGTGTTTAGTAAGTCCTTGATTAGTGCAGGGTCTCTTTTGGCTCTTAGCTTAGCTTGCTCGCGCACAGACCATGGCGTGGACGGTCGACCAGTATTCTCAGTTATCTTCGGCTTATTGCCTTTTGCGAAAGTTCCATCGGGATTTCGTCCGCTTTTAACCGCTTTCTTTGCTGTTGCTTTTGGTTTTCTTTCAGTCATGCAATTTCCTCTGGTGTTTCAATGAAGTCAACGGTAGTATTGTCCAAATCGTTCTTGACTCGCTGATAGGCGCTAATGTGTTTAGGCATGCTTTCTCCTATTGTTAGACCTTGAACCGCCTTGTCGTGCCGTAAAGTCTACTAAGTCTCGTATGGTCTTCATTTTGCAATATCCTCTACGATTCATTAGTATCGCTCGTGGCCGGCGAACTATATTTCCGTCATAGATTCCATCAATACAGATTTCGGCGGCGATTCGTCCGGTCGGCTTAAAAATAATAAATGCTTTCTTGCCACGGAAAATGGTTTCGAGGATATTGTCCATGTCGAGGTCTCTGAGCAGAGCATTGGCAACGATAGCGAACTTCAGACTCATAATATGTAGTGGAAGGCTCTCAATCATGGTTTTAGTTTCGTTATTCTTAAGCTGCGTGGCGCACACTCTTAGCGTTATGATTTGCTCAAAGTCGCTTACGAATATATCTTGTTGCATATACAATGCTCCTCATATAATTTTTCCCAATAAAAAACGCACCAACGTATCGGTTGGAGCGTAATTGACTAAACATATTATACCATATTTATCTGTATAGGATATTAGGTGATTGACGGTGGTGGCGAATATTGATACAATAAAAGAGATTTACGCATCCGAAAGCCTCTAGGCAGTATTTGTCTGGAGGCTTCTGTCGTTCGCCTCATAGTGCAGGTTTTGGAGGTAAACGTGTGCAAGTTGCAATTCCTAAAGATAGATTTAAGGTTAGTCGAGAAGGTCGGCTTTGAGGCGGCGTGTCTCTATTCGATGATGCGAGTGCGGCAGTCATCATTGAAAAAAGATATGAATGGTTGGTTTGTTATGGATTACTCATATGCCAGTAGAACTATACCATTAAGCAAGAGCCAATTTATTCGTGCTCGTATTAAGCTAATAAACAATGGGCTTATACTGTTTGTTGCTGGCAGTAATCAGAATGTCAAGCCACGATATAAGCTGTTATAATTAGATTGTGCGGAATAAGAAGAGGAGGTAAAGTCTCCTCTTTTTTGTCTCAAAATCTTGTCAAGACCATTTTTCGCAAACCTGTGGAAAACATGTGGAAAAACTGCCAAAAAATGGTGGAAAACTCTGTGTAAAACGCAATTCCGGTGTTCGAAAACGAACGGCGCTTAACACCTTGCGCTATGTCAAAAACGAACACCCATATCATTACTAAATAATTACTTAATAGTAGGGTGGTACAAAAATTAGGAGATTTTTTTATGAATAACTATTCGAGCTTTACGAACTTTAAGCCACGAACCTATGACAGGCTAAATATCCGAGTCAAAAATAAAATCCCAATACATAAGCAAATAGATGAGTATCTCGATTATTGCTCAAAGATTCGCCAAATGACTAGAATGACTATGCACGCCAAAGAATCGTCTCTGAGATTCTTCTTAGTAGAGAGTAGATGCAATGACCTGCGAGAGCTCACGAATCAGAAGGTAAACAACTTCATTAGGGCAGAATCAGATAGGGGAATATCGTCCAGGACTATCAACATGCGAATTGCTCATGTATTGGCGTTAGTGAAGTTCTATAGAGAGATGGGGGTGGAGATTCCACTAAGGATACCGCTAGTAGTGAAGTTAAAGGAAATGCCAGCGAGGAGAGTCTTCTACTCTTCAGAACAAGTCGAAGAAGTCTTGGAGAACTGCAACGATTTCGAGTATCTCCTTATTAAGCTGGCTTTTGACACCGGTATGAGGATAACCGAGATAACGAAGTTAAGTGTCGAGCAAATATCTGGTAGGAGAATTACGTTTATCGGGAAGGGAACTAAAGCTAGAGAGGTCTATATGAGCGATGATTGCCGTGAACGCTTAAGCGATTGGTTAGAAGAGCACGAGATAAGCCAAGGAAGGGTTTGGCTAAATGCCTGGGGCTACCCTATGGGCTCGGACACTCTAAGAAGAGTAATGAAGGCTGCTTTTGTAAGATGTGGCCACGAAGATTTCTATCCTCATGCGTTGAGGCATAGCTTCTCGACCGACATCCAGCGTAGAGGGGCAGATATCATGGTGATTAAGGAGATGATGGGGCACTCGAATATCGCCACGACGGAGCGATATCTGCACGGATTTGAAGGCCAGCTACAAACGCTCTTCGATACCTACAGAAAATAGGCTTTTACCTCTGTTATTTAGGGAATTTTTATTAACTCATACCGCTAAAGGTATTGACTTTTTGATGTAAGTTTGCTATTATGGAGACAGTTAACCGAGTGCGAGCAATCGTAAAACGAAACGAAGATTAACAATCTGAGAAAGAACACCGGCAAAGATTAAATTGCTGGAATTTCTTAGGTTATGTCTTCGTCTTTTTAATCAAAAAAAGAGAGGCATGCTTACTTTGAGCTTAAGCATCAAGGTTAGAGCATTAACCAACGGAGTCTGACGCGGCGCCATTAAAAATTGAATCATGGGTCGGTAGCTCAGTTGGTCAGAGCATCTGCCTCTTAAGCAGAGTGTCGAGGGTTCGAGCCCCTCCCGACTCACCATAAAGTATTACAAACCTGAGAGATTCCAGCCTCAGGATTTTTTATGTCCAAAATCTAGTCGGTCATCTAGGCCGACTTTTTTCTTTTATTGAGGTGACGAAGATGCGTAAATCGCCATCTCATAGAAGACAAAAGTGACTCACCGTAACGGGAGGTTATGGCAAAGTTATTGAGGTCTTCAGCCGTCTTGAGCACCAAGTTGAGAGGGTGTTCAAGCTACCGGCGAGATAAACAATAACCGAAAGGAAAAGACTCAATGAAAAATATTAAAGTTAAACACCTAGATGATAGCAACTCGGTAAACGTCCGTATTGAACACTCTACGCAGATGTCAAAGATTGTCGACAAGCTTCTTAAGCTTAGCGACGATGACTTCAAGTCGTCTATTAAGATTAGCCGTAAGTACCGTAAGGCAAACAAATCCATGGGTAAGTTCATTAGGGTATCTGAGCTTGAGATTAAAATCGAATCTACCGATGAGAGAGCGCAAATTGTGAATAGCTTAGCTTGTTTGGGCAAAGCTGAGTATCGTAAGACAATCCGTTGTGCTAAGCAGTATCGCGAAGCTAATAAGATGCTAGATTCTGCAATCTCAAACTATGTGACTTTGGCTAAAGAAGACCGAGCGAAAAACATGAATATTCAACGAATGGGGTTGTCTTATGAATAAGAAGAGTGTGAACGACAATCTAGATTTGCTAGTCTCTAAATCCGATTTGCTGATGACACAGTCTCCGTTCAATGCGGAACAGCTAACGCAATTCTATAGTAAGACTCCAGCCGATAAAGTAAAGAGTCGAAGAGCTAAAGGTGGCGGTACTTGGCAGTATGTCGAAACAAGTTATGTTATCGACACACTGAACCGCCTTTTTGGTTACATGTGGAGCTTCGAAGTTCTGACTGGGCTGGAAGAAGCGGCGAAGATATCTGCAAGCGGAACATGCGTGGTTAAAGGTCGCTTAACCGTTTACGTGAACGGAATGGCGATAGTCAAAGAACAGTTTGGTCGATGCGAGTGTAAGCACATGAAAGATAGCGACAAATTTCTGGACTTCGGCAACGATATGAAGGGCGCGAGCAGCGATGCATTAAAGAAATGCGCAAGCGAGCTTGGTCTGTTTAGGGACATCTATTCTAAAGACGATGTTGTTGCGATGAATATCGTCGAGGATGACGAAAAGCAGAGCATTATTGATACTGCGATTGCGGAAGCGTTGGAGAAGTTGAAGAGCTCAAAGAATTTAAGAGAGCTTAAAGTTAACTTCTGTTCGCTTAATGTGAAGATTCGCACAGATGACTCGATAATTGCTTTGAAAGATGAGATGAAGCTAAGGCTAGAAAAGAAGGAGGAGAATGAGAGTATTAAAGATTCAGCAGAATAGCGAAGAGTGGCTAGAGTTTAGAAAAGGAAAGTCTGGTGGAAGCGATTTTAAGAATCTATGGATTCCAGGTCTTCCACTCAAAGCTAAAGTCGTAGAGAAGCTTGAATCCAATGGTCAAGAGTTCAAGAAGACTGCTACAGTCGGAGAGCTCGCCAGTATGCTTGAACCGAGCGAACTTGCCGAGCTTAAGCTAGATAGCGAGCCGAAAGAGCACTACTACCAAATCATTGCCGACGAGGTAGCAAGACCAATCACGCCTAACGACTATGAAGATAGGCTTAACGGTATGCAATTTTCGATGATGGCTCGCGGACACATTCTTGAGCCGGAAGCTATCAAAGCTTTCGAGGAGAAGACTGGAAAGAAAGTCGACGCCGAGAATGGAGTTTGGATTTCAGACTACAACGACATGGCTTACGTCTCGCCAGACGGTTCGATTACTGACGAAGATGGAGCAATTCGTGAGGCAGTTGAGGTTAAGTGTCTCGATTCTCCGAAAGTAATTAAGGCGTATTTAACAAATCACTATCCGGAAGAGTATAAATCTCAAATCCTTAAATACTTCATGGTTAATGAGAATTTAGAAGTACTCCATTTCTTAGTTTATACCGATGTAATACCTGGTCTAGAACTTCAGATTTTCGATATTAAACGCGAAGATGTAGCTGACGGAATCGCCGACGCTATGGCGTTTGAAATCGAGGTATTGAAAAGAATTAAGGCAGATATAGAAAAGATAGAGAGCTTAGGATTCTAGGAGGAATATGGCAAATTACAAGAAGATTGCGTCAATCAAGGTAAAGAACGGCACCTACCATAAGGATGGCGTCGAGAAGAACTCTTATCACGAGGTGGGGGTTCTTCTTTCTACTCCACATGCGTCGCAGTTGCTAATTAAAATGCATGCGACGGCAGTGAGTGAACCAAAGCTACTCTCTGTTTATATGGACGACGGCGTAGAGTTAAGTCTATCTGAGGCTCAGCCTGAGGAATTAGTAGACGAGCCTATATCGATGGATGAGATTCCGTTTTAATAAGGATAATTGGAGGATTCATGGAGGAAATAGTGAAGATTAAAATCCAAGATTATAACGATATTGCCGACGAGATACGTAGAATAGACCAAGCCATGCAAGCTATCAGGGCGTCTAGGCTACGAGAAGAGACCGTCGTCATCTTAGTTCAGAAACTCAGCGGAGAGAACAAAACTAGCGTTAAGAGTGTTTTGTATGGACTGAGCAATCTAAAGAGATTCATCAAATAATTATAAGGTGAGTTGTGGCTCACCCCCGACGGACAACTATAGTTAAATGGAACCCGTCCGTCGGGGGGGGTCACAAAACCCCTAGACGGCAGGGACGCCGCATGACGTCTTAATCGACCGCGAGCGTGCAGCGGCTAAATGCACGCCTATGGCCTCTGGGCCAATAACCCGTCCAGAGACCGGTCATTTTAGGGGATTAGCGCAAGCATTAATTTGAGAGTCGTATCGATAGTTGAACTGAGCTAATCCCCACTCCTCGCTATGAATGGATAGGCTGTGCGTAATTGACTAGCGTGGCCTAAAAGAGTCGAGAACATTATCCTGCCGCGCGTCAGAGACGTCTTAAGGCTCGCACTCGGTAAGTTTGAGTCTTATAAAACAATAATGGTTAATTATTCACCCCCACTAAAGTTAGAATACATAAGCGTCTTTGTTTTGCGAGGTAGCCTATCCATTCTTGGCTGGGAGAGTCAAGGAGGTAATAAAGGAGGTAAGATGGTCGAGATTTTCGAACCACGTTATCGAGATAGATGCATCTTGATAGCGAAATATAAAATCTGCCCAGGTTATCCTATGCAGATTAGGATTCTTAAAGGCTCATATAAGGGAAAATATAGGATTCCGGCGAAAGTTTTATCTGGTGGGCCATATGAGATTATGAAAACTAAGACAGGAAAGAATATAGAGATGAAGGCAATTGCGTTAGATTCTCTCGAAAGGATGGAAGATGAGCAATTTAATTGATGATTTAGAAAACTATTTGAAAGAAGACGAGGTCTCTGTTGGTTGTCCGCAGAGGATTATTTTAAGCGCGGACTTCAAGCCTAGCGAGTATAAGAAAGTGAAACTTATCTTAGACTTACTTTCCGAAGTAACGGACGGCTACGACTGTATTATGGCTGGGCTACGCAGTGTTAAGACGTACCCGATTTTTACTAATAAGGCGGCTGAGATGATTAATAAAGAGGTTAACGAAAAATGAAGAGGCGTAATCTCGAAGAACTCTACGACGATGAAGTATTTTATCTTCACGAGATGGTATCTCATCTAGATATGGCTACGCCAGAAGAAGATGAAGATGTATTAGATACTCTTAAAGATATATCTAGGTCCGTAGGTAAGATTAGAAAAATAATTCGAGAATATTCGGAGGAATAATGAAAAAATATAAACTATTAAAAGACTTGCCAACATTCAAGGCAGGAGAACTATTTGAAACAGACGAAGATGGGAGTCTTTGGAAGATAGAGCGAGAACCAGACTGTGGCTACAAAGATAGCCGAGTTATGGCATACCACGGAGAAACTATCAAGAAATTCCCAAACATCTTGACTGACTGGTTCGAGGAAATAAAAGAACCACTCATCAAAGACGAGAAGATTCGCAAAACAGTCAAAGCGTGGGCTGAGGCAAACGATATTACAGAGATTAATGTATCGAGTAATGGCTATGAGTTGTGGGGTGGTATTGACGAATGGTGCATCCATTTTGGGGGTAACCCATTTAAGAATATTAAGCCGCTAAAATATACCATCGACGAACTCTGCGGAGAGGATGAAAAATGAAGGCAAAAGTGATTAAAGAATGGGAAATGTATGGCATAACCCATAAAGTAGGAGAGATTATGACTATCCCATTGCATAGCCCTGGGGGGCTACCGATGATTAGCGACAGAGACGCGTTCTTACTTGATAACGGGTTCATTGAGGAGATTCAAGATGAAAATTGAGGTTAAAGACTATCACGACGTTTGCATGATAGAGGAGTTCTGGCGAGGCGCATACAGTATGGCGAATGTAAACAGCATACAGAAATGCCGCGACGAGATGATGAAGTGGTATAGGTTGCGGAAGCACCTGGAAGAACTGGCTGGTGTTAAGGAGGAAATATAGTAATTAAAAAATACCCGCACGTTGGGTATTTTTTGTTACCTAGAGCTTGCAAGGTTACGTATATAACCAAGAAAAGAGAGTATTAACGGTCGGTGACTTGCCATTTACCGTTGACGGGAAAGATATTATCGCTAACTCGATTACGCACGACAAAATGAAGAGACCATATTGGCGAGTGTACGCTATCGGGAGGACTTCAGTGCCCTTTCCTGGTGGATATAAGCGCATGAGATTAAGCGGGATGATGAAGACGTCTAATATAACGGCAAACTCGTACTCTGTAGTCGGTTGCAGTGCCGTATTGGGAACGCTTTGGAAGTGCGGTTTCTTTTCGGACGGTAATAGCGTGCTTAATTTTGCCGAGCATATTACCAACTCGGACCAGCTCATGCATCTAGGTCTCATTAATCGCACTAATGAAGTAATGAACTTTACGTCAGATATCTTCGTATTAGGCGAGAATGAACCGATACTATACTGTCAATACCAAGCAACGGGCGGTGGTTACGACTGGTTTATTAACTTTAAGGGCGAGAACACTCTCAAACAAGCAATCGGGACAGACCGCACAAAGACACTTGGCAGTTTTTGGCTCGGGAGGAGCTACGCTACTATCGTCGACGCATATTTAATGCTCGAAGTTCTCGAAGATTAAGGTGTAATTGGCTAAGACTGTA